AGGAAATGACGACATATCTGGGATTTGACCAGCTCCGGTACCAACATCTTTTGATGCTGCCGTTCCGAATGTTGGCAAACTTCCTAAACCAAGGTTTGCGAGAGCCGTAGAAATCGCCGCAGTACCATCTGATTTGATATCGGCAAATGGGTTTGCACGGCTCAGTGTGAGTTTTTGAATGGCTTTTAAAACCTGAGTCATATCGTTAATGTCGAGCGCCAATCCTGCTGACTCTACGATATGCGCTAACTCTTCCTGCATGGCATTAAACGCTGCTGCCCGCAGCCTCGTTGCGGCAATACCACCAGCAACACTTCCATCAGTATATTTGCCATCCTGCGTTGCAGTGGCTTCGACTTGCCCGATTCGGAGCATAGTTAATCCTCACTTAGTGTTAAGCGATAAAATCAGAGGGGGAAATATCAGTTATGAATAATTGAAAATGATGTTCAGATGGGATGGGGCAATTTTGTTGATTGAACACTCCAGTTGTTTATTGCCCCACGATGCGAGCGGATCTCCGCAGTAGGACGCGCCAGCAAGCGAATACTTGATCGTTGTTTGTGGCGCATTTATCCGCCAGGTAAATGGCCACTCGTCACCGTTAAGCGCATCACCGCATACTGACATGCCACTCATAGCGGGCCGGAACTGTGTGATAGTGATGGTATAACCAAGAGCTGCAGCCACCCGGATGTAATAATCGCGGTTCAGGCCGCCGGTGCTGATTAACTTTGCCACCACGGCGCGCTGGCGATCGCTGACGCCACCGGATTCACCAATCGCACAATCATCTGGTAACCCCAGAGAGCTTTCCCATTCTGACAACATTACCGTCGCTGTAGGGGGAAAAGCACCAGTAATCAGGCTTTGCGCATCGTTGTCAGAACGCTGAAACGCGCTGCCCAGTGCCCGTAATACCGCAGCCTGTACCGTTCTTTGCGACCGGGGCCACGCCCTGCCCGTCGGTAGCAGCGCACCAAGCGCACCGGCATAATCATTTTTTGAAAAGAGGCTCATACAAAATTCACCCCGCCAAGCACCGGAATTTCGCCAACAGCAAAGGTGATATTGGCCGTCGGAGAGTTAAGAATATAGCCCGTCGTGCCGCTAACACCGCCGATACTCCCGTTAATATCAGAGAGGTAAACTTTCCCGGAACCATCAGGGTTAGCTTCATCAAAAAACAGCGCCGTCAGCGCGTCTTTTATCCCCTGAACTGTGGTGCTGTCGGCATTTTTGATCCCAGAGATTTCAATATTGATGACTTTCTTGATCGGGGAACATACGAAAACAATGGCAGTGTCTGTCTGCTGCGGATAGATGTGGTCGGCGACAGCGAGCTGGTCTCCGGTGGCTTTAACAGCCCCCCAGTCCTCAAGTTGGGATATTCCGTCGGTACCGACCGGAAACCCACCATTGTCATTCCGATCACACATGATATACACGCCAACGGTCCCGGCCCCGTTCAGACGCCGCTTTACCCACGCGCGGGTGACGCCCGAAACCTCAAGCGCCCATTTTTTATAATCGGCGTCGCTTCCACCCTGAGGCGGATTCTGCCATGCCAGCAAGCCACGACTGCGAAAATCCTCTTCCGTTTCAATATCGGCTCCGCCGGTCGCAGCGGACAGTAACGTTACCTGTGGATCCACGCCAGCAATATTCGCGTCCAGGGTCATTATGGTCCCGGCATCAGCGTTACCGCGTGCGCCTCCACCCGTTACATCACTGGTAATATCCGGCAGTATGGCCGTCACCGCGACGATACCAAATCCATCTGCCTGAATTTTAAGATCTGCATCCGTCCGGTACTGGTATCCGTCCCCGCGGTTAATGATCGAGCCAACAGGGATAATACAGTCAACACTGCCACTAGCCTGTACCGCAGGCGACTTCGCCGCTGCAGCTGGTTTTCTGAATACCTGCTTAAGGGCCATCCACCCGGCGAGATACTCATCGGTAGAGGTAAACGGGTTTGTCTGCAGGGCAATATAGTCAAGGTAGGCGTAATGCAGATGCCCCATCCCCGCATCCATGTCAGCCAGTACCTTCAGGTTCGCGAAGCGCAGGAGCGCACCAACATCCTCAAGCTCCGCCTGCATAAATTTCCGGTTTCCGTCGCGGAGTTCGCTCAGCGTCGGTCGTTTAAACGGCATATTAACGTTGCTCCCATATCCAGTAAAACCTGAATTCCTGCCAGTCCTTCCCCGGTGCCTGATAGCGGATAATGAGATTGAGCCGGTCAGGCAGGACGATCCTTGCAACAGGAATAACCTCGCTGACAACGCCATCAACCTTTAACCAGTTGAGCGCTTCACTCGAGTATTCCTCCGCTTTTTTTGCTACATCCGGGGTCAGTTTTTTCCGCCGTAGCAGCCACAGCCGGGATCCCAGTTGGGATTCCTCCCCGGAATCCCCCCACCAGCCGCGGCGATCGCTATCCTCATAATCATCGTCAGCGCGCGCCAGCCTGTCGGTAAACAGGCTGTCCAGTATTGCAGTCTGTAAATCGTTCCCCGTGGTGAGTTCACCCAGCCCTTTCTGCCAGTCAGCAAATATCTCATCCACATTCCAGAATGAAGCGATGTCACTCATGTCACCTGATCCTCTGTTTTTTGGCTGCGGATATTGTCATTGCCACTCTGGGCATTTTTAACCACATGATCATGGTCATTATGTGCATCCCGCAGCTCTTTCAGTGTTCGGGTATTGGTTTCACAGTTATCAACAATGTCACCCGTGCACCTCAGGATCGGGGTATTTGCAAGAATCCCCTGGCTGGCATTGATGGTCACGTTAGTGGCGTTATTGACCTCAACATTCTGGCCCTTTGCATCCAGGAAGATCCCCTTCTCCGTCAGGAGAATATTAAGACCCCACTGGTTATACATGACCGTTTCGCCCGCTTTCAGGCCTGTATGACGAAACCCCTGATGGTTGGACGCAATTACCACCGCGCTGGAACGATCACCGCCAATAAAAGCCAGAACCACGTCAGTCCCTGACGGCAGGCCGGATGAAAAACCAAATTCAGCCATCCGCGGTGCGCTGGCCACCTCCAGCGGAGTCTGGTACTGGATTGACTGCACCACCCCACCATCTTTCATAGCCGTGATCCGGCCAATCCCCAGCATGCCGGCGATCCTAGTCGCTGCATGTTTAAATAGTTGCTTCATGTATTGAATCCCGCCAGGTTCTGGTAGAAGGCATATGGCTGAACGGCGAATGCTTCAGGCGGCATCAGCGTCATGCGTGCATGGGTGCCGTAGTCATCGCGCATATAGGTGACTTCTGCCAGTAGCAATTCAGTCTCCGGCAACCGTAAGGTGGGAAGATCAACGGGGATCAATGTGTTTGGTTCCCACAGTTTCCCGTCTTTATCCCGCCAGGAATCGATGGTTACCGAGAGCTGTTTTGAACGTCCGTACCGCCGGTTCATTTCCCAGTCGATCGCACTTTGTGCCTGTTGAGTAGCCATCAGGGTACTTTCCACAATCGATATATGTTTTCGGTACCGCATGCGGGCGGCCTCCGGATCTCTCGCCGTTGCCAGAGTCACAGCGTCATAGGCCGTATCAGGCGAATACCCTGCAATTGGAGAAACGCTCATTGATACACCGACATAATCTGAAAACCTGTCAGCCATCGATTTGCGGTAGTATGCCTGCTCGACATTTACCACTTCGGCTATCCCACTCGCCGCACGACGTGTTCCCACCCGGGTCAGTAACAGGTTTCCATCGGGCTGATCGTAGTAAAGCAGAGCAGACCATCTGGCCACCCGATCGATGACTTCTTGCGGAGACTCACCCCAGTTCAGAGTGAACTGGGGTACCTTCACAAGTTCATCAACATCCGTGGTTACGGTGATGCCGTAGTAGGATGCCAGGCGAGAAGCAATTTCAAGCGCATTACTGGCATTAATGACGTTGTTAGGCCACTCGGCTGAGCAATCCACCAGGTCCTGACATTTGCTCCTGCCCGTGGCGCGGACCTCATGGCGGGAGCGCGATAGTGCGGGCTCCCAGTCATCAACATATCCCGTCAGTGTCAGATCATCTCCGATACGAACTTCACAGGACATTCCCTCTTCAACAAGTTGACGATCTTCGTTGCCAGGGAAGTAATCCATTAGCCCAAGATCGAAATCAGAGGGAAAACGCTCAATACCCCGCGTTACCCGGACAGAATCCCACCCCTCGATGATTTTGCCGTCGACCGTCAAAGAAACAACATCCAGATCGCTGTCTGCATTCATTGCCTCAGTACCTTCATGTTTGTCGGCATAAACGCCGGATGCGGTACGCGCGCTTCCTGCACCAGTTCATCTGCACGGGCGGCATCCTGGTATAATCGGTTTGCCAGCGTCAGCGCCGGAAGCGGCTGAGCGGTAGTAACCTGCAGAAGCTCGCTCAGACCGGAAGCACGCTCACTCATCGTAGAAAGGAATGCCGATCTGACGGCGAGAAGCGCGTTATACATATCATCGTCAGCGCGGTCTCCAGCCAGAACCAGCGCCGTATCAAGTTGCACAGAAACTCGTTGCGTTAACTCTTCTGCCTCGTCTGTACTGGCAGGTCTGGAGTCCGCAGCGGCACTGGTCATGGCACCAGTACATAGCACAACAATCAGCGTGTTCATGGTCGCCGAAATCGCTTTGCTGCTGTCGGACTGCTGGTACTCCGTGCTGATTGAATTAGCCAGTTTTTCCAGCGCTGTGATTCGGTCATTAACGCTGCCGGCACTGTTAAGAATTGCGTTTACCACGTCGGCGACGCCCTGGACAAACTCATCAGGTGTGTTGGAGCTGCTAAGCTGGCTCGACCTGTCGGTAACATTTTTCCGGTCCATTACCGACTGGGCTGTTACCTTGTCAGCCAGTGCTCTCTCATCATCCACATCAGCTACTGACGATTTGCCAGCAACAGCAGAGGAACTACCGCCCACAGAGCCTTTACTGTAACGTCCGTACCGGGTATTCCCGAACGTGGAGTTCAGGACATTGCTGAGATTCGTTACCTGGCTGATGGTATTGTCAACCATGTTAGTCCAGAACGTGACCGTACCTCTGATGGTGTTTATAGCCTGTGTGACACCGCGGATCTCACTCTTAACCCTGGCAATCGTACTCAGCACAGCAGTGCTTACCAGTTTCAGATAGTTGGTTTTCACCGTGGCACCTGCAACGGTACTGCCCGTGACGGCAAACACTTTAAGCCCTGATTCAATTGCCATCAGAGTAAATTCAAATACTCGCCCGTTCTCCATCGACCCGGAAATACGCAAACCATTCTCAGGGATGGAAACCGTTAATTCGCCCAGTGTCGGATGGACAAGCGTACCGCTACCTTTTTGTTCACAGGCTTCAATCAGTGACTGGCGCTGTGTGATTGCATCGCCGCCGCCGTAAACCTGGCTGTTCTGGATCAAGAAACCGCGAATAACAAATCGCCGTGTTGCCCGCCCGATATCCTCTATCCAGGCTGTATCACGGTAGGGATATTCATGTACCGCTTGGCGTCGACCGTGGCTACCTTCCTCAGCAACAATTGCAAATGGCACACCTCTGAATGAGCTGGGCCGTAACTGCCCCTGCCAGTCATCGCTGGCATCTCCCCCCAAAAGAGAAGTTATTGCATCCTGAATAATTGACGGCATCGCGCCTCCAGAAAGAATAAGCCCGCGTATAAACGCGGGCTTATATTGAAATTTACTCTTGTCGTTTAGGTTAGAGGTTATCAGTACACAATTTATTCGCTATTGCATAAGCTTGTTTGAAACCGTTTAATGAAAAATACATATTAGATGAACCTTTCACTCTTTTGTCACCACTAGAAGGGATCCAGACAGCAAGATTCCCATTACCTGGCGAACTCATTAGTTTCTGAACTGTTAACTGTTGGAATTTGAAAAATGCAAATTGATCATTTTTTTGCATACTTGTGTCGACCACCTCCACATCCTCTTTCCCTCCAGGGATTTTGAATGCCATAGGGACCTTGCCTCCATCAAGAGCATCATTATACCCACCCATAAACATAACTATTTCAGCGGTTGTAGGCTTACAACTCTGTGGAGGCGTAAAATAAAAGCTAAGATATGTTTCTTTGAGGTTTTTATTTATGGCCTCTGTCGCCATCTTATAAACAAGCTGTTTGTCAGCCGCGAACTCAACAACAACCCAATCACCAGCCTGATAAGATTTAACTGCCTTATTGCTAAAATCATCCGAGTATGAGCGGAAAGGCAATGAACAAAATAACAGAGTAAAAATAAAAACAGAGAGCTTTGACATATATAACCCATCCAATATGAAATATTATCGTGCTCTATAATACCGCCTTAGTAGGGCATTGGAAGCGTTATCCTCCCGCCGTTCTGTGTACTGTATTCCTTTCTGCCCCCCTTACTGTCAACCATGGTGATTTCAAGCTTCAGCTTTTGATCTTCGACAGCGCTTTTAAATGAGCTGGTGAGTTTATCGGCCAAAGCCTGATTTTGTTCTGTGCCAGGCTGTGGGGGCTGGATAATTCCCGTACCAGTCGATTTACTTTTAACCTCGCCATCAGGAGAAGCCGATTCATCACCAGGTTGAACTGGAAGGTTCATACCCATAGCTGTTGATTGCTCATTAGCATGATTTTCAGGGATAGCATCGCGGGTCAGAGGTTCTTCATTAATGATTTTCTGATAGTGCCCAAGAACCGCCCCAGGATAAGCCCGGTTCTGCGGCCCCCAGCGGCTTGTATCATAACCACCGTTGTAATAACGAAGCGCCAGCGGGATATTACCACCAGAACTTTTCAGATTTTCGGCCATGATTTTTGCCCCGGCCATAATATTCTGCCGAGGGTCCGTCCAGTCTGTTACGCCGGTCGAACGGAAATTGGACGGCATAATTTGCATCAATCCTTTCGCACCAGCACTACTGATAGCATTGGGATTTCCACCAGATTCCTGAGTCATAATGGCTTTCAGTAGACGAGGATCAACACCGTATTGCTGTCCAGCTTCATTCAGCAAGTCATCATACTGGCCATTTTGGCGGTAAGGCACATATTTGCTTCCGGCAGCACGTGGGCCCGTTACTGCAGCCATATCATTCTGCAATTGAATCGCAGAATCGGTCGCGCGGTAATTTGCATCGTACCGCTTTCTTACAGCATCAGTCATGAAACCCGCGTCAACCTGTCCACGTTCACTGCGGGGTAAACTGTTATAAAGTTCCTTATCGTTCTGAATGCGCCGTAGTTTCTCAGCATCATTGCTGTTGATAAAACCGAGAGCATGAGACAGCCCAGTAAAATCACCATTCGTGAACAGATCGGTAACACCTTCAAGGCCGTCTTTGACTGAACCATCCGAGAGAATGGTCTTAAGTGCCTTGTTTTTTGAACGTTGCCACAGACCATCCCAGGATGCGCTGAGCTCATTCATAGTGCCGTTCACTTCACTCAATTGTTGATTCAGTGCCGGATCCACGGTCAGACCAAATTCATCCGATTTCGCCAGCAGCTTTTTCATGCGCTCACCGTCACGCATTAGCGCCAGCAATTCGGGCGTGAGTCCAAGTGCATCAGCGGCGGACTTCTGCTGTTCAGGTCGTAAGGTTGGAAAAATTTTTGCGATAGACTCCAGTGTTTTAAGGGTATTTACTGAACCATCGCTGTTTTTTTGGATTTGCGCACCAATTTGCGCCATCGCGGCCATAACCCCCTCGTTTTTACCGCTGGCAGCCTCATTGAATGCTTTGAAAATACCTTCTATTGATGCATTAGCGCTCTCGCTGTCTGCTCCAAGAATACGCATTGCCCCGGAAAGTCGGGTAAAATCGTCAACGCGCATTCCCGCATTTTTTGCCGAGACATCAAGATTATAGGCCTGACGGGATGCCTCCCGAAATCCATAAGCGACCTGTTTCAGTCCGTAGCCGGCAGCACCGGCTAACCCCAGCGCCCCCATCTTCCCCGTGAGCTCCCCCACCATTTTCAGTGGGGGAACCATATCGCCAATAAACTGCACGTTATCCCGCGCGCTCTTCGACATATTCTCGAGGCGAGAAATAAAACCGCTCAGTCCGTCGGCTGTTTCCTGACCGCCTAACTTGAGCCCTTCTTTAGTTTTATCTAGCTTCGGCTCCAGGTCACGGACAGCCTCATTAATGCGGTCTATAGCCTCGCTAACCTGGTCGCTGGCCACCAGCTCAAAATCAAAAGAATTACTCATCGTCTTCAGGTTTCCTAAGCTTGTTTATCCGGGATGCCTGCGCCACCCACCATTTCAGCCGGGCGCGGGTCATTCCCCACGCCCTGTCCTCAGACCAGCGGAAATAGAAGGTAACGTCAGCGGCCATTTCCTGCCAGGTTGTCAGGGCTTCCAGGTCAAAAAACTGAGCAGATACTCCTCACACTTACGGAAGTCGAGAAAATCCATCGGCTGCAGCACGCTTTCACGCGTACCGGAAACCAGCGCAATAAGCAGGCGCATCGCCGCGAGCGACGTTGACGCAGCCTGTTTCTCATAAAACTGCTCCGCCTGGCTTAGCGTTGGCGCTTTCAGCTCCAGTTGCGTATAGGTGGTCTTCTCCGCGACATCATCCAGCGCTACGGTTAAGGGAATAATTTTGACGCGTTCAATCTCAGCCATCTTAGTTCTCCGTTACGTCGCGGCCTTCCCAGCGAACATCAAATACTGCATCTTCGCTTTCCACTTCCTGGACGTTGACCGTCCAGAGTGAACGGCCAATGATAGTTTTCCCGTTAGCCAGCTCGGCGATCACGTTGACGTTCGTCTGCTGGTTAAAGCCCTGCACATTCGTTCCGCCACTGTCACGCAGTCGGGCAGAAATGTATGGCGCCACAGGTTTTTCCTTATATCCGTGCACACCATCCATCCCTGTCAGGGTGGTACGGTTTACGGTGGCAGCCTGGTATTTAAACGAGCCCTCCACCATTACCGTCACACCGTTAACAGTGACATAGGCGGTTCCCGCCAGGCGGTTAGTAGTATCACCTGCCATCGTTTAAGCTCCTGTTGATTCAGCCCGAGTGCGGAACTGATTGAGCAGCGCGAAAATGCGCAACTGGTTCATGAGGGTTCCCGGCCACAGCACATCGACGCGGTTCGGATTTTTGGCGTTCTGCTCGACGATGATATTTTTTGCGAATGCCTCCGCATCCTGCGCATAACCGTTCCATACCAGAGTCTGGTACTCGGCAATCTGATCGGCCTTGATAATGTTTGGCGTGACGATCGCCGCGCCAGGTGCAAATCGGGTTCCATCCGCAGCAAGCTTCATACGGCCAAACTTGCTGGTCACCGCTGTGCGCAGGTAGCGGGTCACAAACATCAGGCTGAACAGCGTCTCCACTTCCAGATAACTGTCATCTGCATCGCCATAGCTGTTTTTCTGGTAGGTGGTGATCAGGTTTTCAATGCGCACCGTGCCATCGTCATCGACCGTAAATGTCGAAATGCCGCTGTACAGCAGATTGTTACGCTCGGTCAGCTCAAAGCGATCCTGCAGTTCTGGCGCAAGCACCCCCTGAACAGCGAGCGACTGTAGCGGGCGGCCGGGGTCATTACTCAGACTCACCGCAGCTGCGCCGGTGTAAGCTGCAGACCATGCCCAGGAAGGGGACGGCGATTTATTTACGCCCAGCAGGGTCTCATGCTGGTTATTGCGCAGCTCACCTTTGGTACCGAGCTGGGCGTAAGTCCCGGTGGTGGTACCAAAGGAATGGCCATAAAGCTGCTTGTCCCATGCCCAGCGACCGCCAGTGTCTGACAGGAACTCCTTCATCACATTCAACGAGGTTGTATCGTCGTAAGGGTTGATGATGAAATCGAATGTCCGATCCTGCAGGTTTGCCAGCTCGCCGGTAATATCCGGAGCCCCGACTCCGTTAGACATAGCAGTAATCGTCAGTTCCAGGCCTGCAGGTGTGGACTCGCCTCCAGGTAAGCCGAGGAAGTTCAGGCGAATGTCGATCCCATTACCCGTAGCACCAAGATTCTTCGCGGTCAGGGTTACGGTATCCGTAGTCGCACTGGCGGTTACAGGTAGCGTGGTTTTTGCGTTAATCGCCGCGGCCAGAGAGGTGGCGATTGCTGCCACCGTATCTGTTGCTACAACGGTCAACTGAATGCGCTCACCAGCAATATAAAGGGAGATCACTCCGGTTGCCGTCGGTGCGCTGCTCACTCTAATGGTGCCGGTTGCAGCCACCATGGAATCGGAGTCTTCCTCCAGCGGCAGGATCCAGACTTCGGCTGCGGTATCATTTTTCTGATACGCCGCCATCATGGCCTGCAGAATTCCCCCTTTTCCTGTCAGCTCACCGACGGTATCCGAAGAGGAAACTCGCTGCGGAATACCAGGGAGGGTTGAGCCGGTACTGAGCATCCCACCGATAAGCAGGGTGCGCTGCGTGGCAGTGGCGTTATTCGCCATTGAGTTATCAAACTCAACGAAGAAAAGCCCTACCCGCAGGTTATCGGGAACACGAGCGAAAGGTACGGTCATTCATTTTCTCCCGCTTTTTTAGGTAATGATTGTTTCTCTGGCGCGCCCTCATCCTTTTTAGAGAGGATCACGTCCCCATCGCTCAGACGGCGACGCCAGAAAATATTGTCAGGTACTTCAGCACCCTCTTTAGGCAATGGGATGCCCTTGACGGGGCAGCGAACGCTGAGCCCGTTGTTCGGCTTAACAAACATGGATTACTCCTGAAGATTGAGGCTGATACCCGGTTTAACTGTGCCGTCTGGCATGTCGACCGCAATATCCATGCCCTCAAGGGGAACCGACTGGACAGGATAAAAATCTTCCGGCCCCTGGTAATGCTCTATGTCGATCTCGAAAAGAAGCTGCCCCATATGGGCCTCTCCTTCTGAATCAACATTGATGGTTGAACGAACTTCCGCGTATTTCTGAATATTCCGCGTCAGTTCGTAGCTGTTGATCACCGCGCGCTCCACCTGCTCGCGAAGGCTTTCAAGCGCCAGCTCTGCCCGCATGGCTCCATCATCCACTGTATCGCCGTCATACTCCTGAACGCGCCCAGTGATCCTGACAGTGGTGAGGGTGGTAAAAGCAGGGGTATTACGCCCCTGTGATTTTTTCTGTTCAAAAGGCGTCTGAACCAACAACACAGGATACATATCTGGTGAAGTTGACCAGTCGCGTGGAGAGAATACGCGGTCGCCCGCGCTGGTTGTCCCGGTTAGTGCAGTGACAACCATTTGCCGTATCGCTGCTGAATTCATCGCGGTTTTACCACATTGAGGACAAGACGAGATCCGCCATGACTGTCGGGTTCGACGTTTGACACAACAAATAACTGATTGATGATGTGACCACCGACCGTCTTTATAAATACCCGGTCAGATACAGCAGGTTGCGATTTACCCAGCTTGCGAAATTCAGCATCGCGCACACCCAACATCGGGCTGGAGGTGTTAATTTCTGAATCGCCATCAAGGTTTTCAGCAACCTGCGCATAACCACGGTCAAAAATCCCGTTAATTGTAAAAGGAGTACCGTTACGTGGACGGTACTCGTGCTCATCGCCAAAGACATCATGCAGCGGACTCAGAAGATGAGAATCCCAGTCCACGCCCATGTCATTACCCTGTCGTAACTGAAACTGATGGCTGAGAAGCAAGAACTCGCTTACGAAGCACATCAACATCAGCAATAACGCCGGACTGCAGAAGACGCTCAGCATCTTTGCCGGTTACAGGGATGCGCATATTTTCGCGGTACATCTCCCCGTCATGACGAATGCAATTCCCTTTCAACACCACATACTCCTGCGATTCAGTGTCTCCGGATTTTTCGTCACCACCATCGTCATCAACAGACAATTCGGCATCATCTGTTTTGCTCAAAGGCTGTTTTTCCTGGGTGTTATCGCCAGCATTCAGGTCGTCAACGCTCAGGCCGTCTTTGGCAGATCCTTCTGCATTCAGATCATCAGCCAGCCCGGTATTAGGTTGTTTTGCCATATCAGACCACCGTTGCGCAGAGGGATGCATTTACCCGGCTCGGAATAACCAGCGGGGAGGATTGCATCAGGATAAGACGCTGGGCTGGATCTTCTTTCACCCAGGATTTTGGCGCATAAGCCAGCGGACCGTAGTTGAAAGCCGGGTCCAGGATAACGCCAAATGCGCGGGTACCCATCAGATCGGCACCACTCATAATGACAGCGCCATCGGGGATCATAGGCTTCTCGACGTTGTCCAGCGGGTCAATAAACCAGTCGTTATATAACCAGAGGTCAAAGTTACCCCAGCGCCCTTTATAAATTGCGCCCTTCATTACCTGTGGGCCGGCGTTAATCTGGTTACCAAACGGGCTCAGCGCCGGGAATGTAATGGCGTTATCCTTGATGGTGGTATCCAGTCGGAATGCACGCCATGACTTATTCGTAAAGACCAGATCCGTGGCGACAGAGCCGGACTCTTTCAGGAAAGTAGTCTGCCAGATTTCAATGTCATCTGATGGCTGGGTATTGGTAGCGCCAGCTGCAACGGTCAGTGGCCATTTATCCGAGCCGCTAAGAGTGATGGTCAGATCCGAAGCACGCCCGAAATCCACCACCTGAGTTTCATAGCCCTCCCCGGCGACGGTTACGGTCCCAGACACCAGCGCACTCGCCGCCATCCATTCCAGACGACGGTTGATCATGTCAATCTGGTCAGTCATTTCAAACTGAAGGTTCAGCATTTCGCGCTCGGCAGCGGTATATTCCCCGCCAATACGCTCACCAATCTGGCGGCGGATAGGTTTGCGCAGGTCCGGCGCGCGCTTATCTTTGATGTATGCCGGTTTGAAGGTATTGGTCTGGTATTTACGGGATTCGACCAGCTTACCTTCCACCAGCGGGGAGACGAACGGCGCCATACGACGCAGGCCGACATCAACATCAATCGCCACTTCTTCAGTCTCGTAAGTCACGACATTCGGGAAGAAGCGATCGAGCAGCCAGTTCTGACTGGTTTTCAGGTTAGGAACAACCTGCACCAGCACGCTGGTATCAAAAATATTTTCCATATTCAGTCTCTTGATAGTGCCAGCCGCAGCTGGCAAAAAATTTAAACGAGCCAGCCCCTGCCGGTTAAAGCATTCGTCAGGAGAGCCGTGGGGGAAATCAGGAGGTGGTTACAGGTGCCTGGTCACTGTCTTTCAGGAAGATAGCCAGCGGTCGGAGCGCTTTTTTCAGGTCAGCGGTCGTCCAGGAGTTATCAAAAATAATTCGGTGCTGGTTGAATTCCCCCATCAGATACAGGCCGCCGTTCTGATCGGAAGACGATGCATCAACATCATCAACCAGAATAGCAACGGGTAACTGACTGCCATCTTCAGCCGTTTTCACACATTGCGTGTATTTCCCGCTGGCAGCCACCAGGCCCAGGACAGTACCACGCTTAAAGGCACCGCCCGTAATGATCCCGGTGTCAGTCACCAGCTGGAGTGTGCCAGCGACAAGCTGATCCGGAACAAACAGCGCGCTCTTCATGCCAGGCGCAAACGCATTCTGACCAAACTGATCCATTATTTCTCTCCTCTTGTGGAGTTGTAGAGGCCGGTCATTTTACTTACCAGCGCAGACTTTCCGGTCTCTTTCTGTCCGCTATCCGGATTAAGCCGGACCTGGTGGCTTTCCTGCATACGCTGATCGAGAGAGCGTTTACGGGATGGCTGAGATGCGGCTGCGGCCGGAGCCGAAGAGGCTAGGACATTAATTGCTGCCGCAGAACTCATCCCGGTATTGAAAGCCAGTGACGCGGCCAGTGAAGGATTCGCAGCTGCATGCTTACTGCCGAAAATACGGGCGCAGCGTTTACGCTCAGCAGCGCGTGCATATTTTACCGCCTTACTCTCTTTGCGATCGTCGTCGCCGTCGTCTTCAGAATCATCATCTTCTGACGCATCCGGATCATCGCCGTCATCTTCAGCATCATCGTCGCGTTCGTCTTCTTCCGCGTCGTCGTCGCGCTCATCATCATCGGCATCATCTTCGCGCTCGTCCTCTTCCGCGCGACGGGCTTTCGCTTTTTTGGCTTTTTTATCCTCTTCTTCCTCAGAAGCGGAAGGGCCAAGACCAATGAGGTGAGCAAAACTAAACGTCTTTTTCTTTGCCATTTCAGGCTCCTGTTTTTTCAAGTAAGTTTTTGAACGCAGCGTCAGGAGGACACACCTCATCAGCCAGTCCAATTTCAACGCCATCAGCAGCCATAAAACAGGCGGCCTGGGTACTTTTTATAACCTTTGCGCTAATCCCCCGGTTTCTGGCAACAGTGTTCACAAACAATTCGCCCATGGTGTTAATGTCCTGCTGGATGGCGGCCAGCGCTTCATCTGACAACTCTCTCAGCGGCGAACCTTCAGCCTTGCGGGATCCATAGGTGATGATCGTAACTTTAAGACCGTCATCTTTAATCCGCTGCGTCCAGTCAAGGTGCATGGTGATCACACCCACAGAACCCACTCCGCCGGTGCGCGGAACAGAAATCCGGTCCGCTGCACTGGCAATGGCATACGCAGCGGAATAAGCGCTTTCCGTCAGAATGGCATGGATAGGCTTTTTCCCCCGGGAGCCGTAAATGACATCAACCAGATCGAAGCATCCAGCGACCTCGCCGCCGGGTGAGTCGATATCCAGGCAAATGCCCGAAATGTCGGGATCTTCCATCGCAGTAAGAAACGCCTGACGAATGCCGTCATACCCTGTCATTCCACTGTACGGACGCAGACTGCCCAGTTTTTGCACCAGCGTTCCGCATATCGGGATGACGGCGACACCCAGCACATTGTCATAACCCGGATCACTACGGGATTCACGTCCCCGGTTATCGTCATATCCGTACCAGTCATCCTCCATGGCAAGAGAAGATTCGATTTTACTGATACCAAATCGGTCCATTACGGATGCCATGATGACTTCGGCTTTACTCGGGTGCAGCGCCAGCGGGGTGTTAAATAATCGCTGGGCCAGATGGGGTAGATTCACTTTTCCTCCGGATCGGTAATGGTCTGGCTCGCAAACTGGTCAGCCTGTGCCCAGCTCGGAAGCGGTAATCCGCGTTTAAGACATGACTCAATTTCTCTCTGGCGCTGATCAAGCACTTCTTCCCAGTCTTCACCGACGTTTTCACCCACCTCAATCTCGAGGGTGGAAAGTCCGGCATCCAGACCAAGAATGGCGCCTTTTTTCTCTGCAACCGGATCCACCCAGCCGCGCCCTGGCCCCATCCAGCGCGCGCGAGAATACGCGGCTCTGGCGTCAACAAAATCAGGTGCGCCTGCGGGCAGGGGTAAATCCTCATTGTCGTGAACTTCTTCAACAAAGGCGGTGAGAATGGGCTGAGCGAAGCCGGTAGAAAAATCGTCCCGGCGGCGAGTCAGTGTTTTCCATGCCTCCAGCAACGAGGAGCGTGCAGAACTGTAGTTAACGTCAGACCAGTCCTGGGTGACCTGCTGTGGGGACAACCCTGTTCCTGAAGAAAAATTACGGAGAACAGCAGATTCGAAGACTTCAAAATTGCTGTAGGGCCGCGCCGCGTTAACCGTCGTGATTTTCTCACCAGGATAAAGAATGGGCATTCGGGCACCATTCTGAAGTGTCAGACGCCGATCGTTATGGAACTCAACACGCCCGTCCTGATAAGTGCCTAACTCCGACTCGTCATAGGTCTCGCCCAGGGCAGACTGAACCATCGCAGGGTCATAGGGTGACTCAATGTAAGCGGCAAATATGGCATTAAGAATTGCTGCCTCAAGCTCACTCTGGTCATACTTCACCAGCATTTTCAGACGCTGAATAACCGGAGTCAGGATGCCGTTACCGCGGTGCTGCGCGCCACGCTCATGATCAAAATCGTGAACCACATGCGGGCGGCCCCAGTCAGTTTCACGCGGGATACGCTGCCACGTCATGGTTTTAGCCCCGCTCCACCAGTCACCGATATGGGCCTCCCTGATGTGGTAAGCAACCGGCGCACCGTCCGCATCAATTTCAACGCCACCACGGACATTTGGCATATCGAAATTCTGCTGAGGATTACTGAGGCGGTCAGGATCGACAATCTGTACCGTGGTGGCGTAACGCCCTCTTCCGGGACCAAGCCTGTCAGTTCTGTACTGGAGAATGGCCAGAGCATCCCCGTCAATAAGCTTATGACGAAATCCCAGGCGTAACATCTGCGACACGGTGAGTTTTCGTTCAACATCACAATACCGGCCAGGATCGTTACTCCAGGTCCGCCAGTGCCCGTCCAGTGCTTTTCCGTACTCTTCCGCCCAGGACGCATCAAACGCCTTGTTTCCGGTGATCATTCTGAGAACACGGTAATCGGGTTTCATGATGGGGCGGAAGTTGGCACCAACCGCATTATCCAGCAGACGTGTGACCGCACCGTTTGCCCAGCCGTCATTACGGACCAGATCGCGTGCGCGGGACACGATGCGATCCCGGTAAATGTTAATTTCATTGTCCGGGGACCACAGCGCGGGTTGCCAGTTCGCCAGTTGATCGCTGAAAGAGTCAGCTGCGTCATAAGGTACGCGGCTCCCCCCCACCAGCATAGAGGGACGCTGCTGTCGCAACGGCTGCCCATCAGAGCCCAGTATCTGTACTTTATTCATCAGAATCTAAACCTCGCTGGTTTCCGGGGACGAGAGATAATCCCCAGTTGCGCCTGCAGAAGTTGAATCAGGGCCAGCAGATCAGCCAGGGTGCTTTGCTGATAGGACACTGATCGCGTCCCGTCTCCCTGCGTATAGGAAAACGAAACACCGTGGCTCCCGGTTGCTAAATCAATGTACGCCTGCTGAGCTTTCGCAAGCGCATCCCTGAGCTGATCGTCAGTCATTGCGCCGGCAAGCAGGCTGGTGTTCCGGTTGAACATGATTTTCCTTATTTCGGCAGGAGTTGCGATATTCGCTTACGTTTGACCGGCGCTGGTTCTTCAATAACCGCACCCGGCAGCTCGTAATTGATTTTTTCTTCCTGTCCAACTGGCGCTGGCAGGAACTTATCCGGATCGGCTTCGAGGTTGGCGGCCCGGACGTTGAGTTTTAACCCCATATGTTTGAGACCGCACAGCGCGGCATAGCTGTAAACGAGGCAGTCAAGCGCTTCGTTAGCTCGTCCTGGTATTGCTTCCCAGATACTGTACCGCTGCCCGGAAATGACTTTGTAAACCAGTCGCTCCGCCAGCAGCTGATTGAAGTACCCGAGATCGCGATCGTCAGGAAAATGCATATAACCCGCAGCGGCGGCGCCAGGTTTGGGTGGCTCAAGATGCAGGCGACCGCGTATCACGTCTTTCGCTGAGTTAACCCCCAGAATGACAGGGCGGAAACTGGCTTTGCTTTTCGATGATGGTCGTTTGGTCGGCCAGACAGGATTGCGTTTACCTCCCTGTGCAGACTCCCCCTTAATTGCCCAGACACGACGGCCAAGACGCTCTTTGGCGAATTCGTATACCTTCTGCGTATGGTGGCCACCGGAGTCCATGCACGTTGCCATGATATTCAGGCCGCGCCCGTCACCACGTCGCCAGATCTGTTTCAGGTATGCATCCAGTCGCTTCCAGGGTTCTTCCGTCTCAAGGTCACCATAAATAACGTCATGCGCGACCGACCACGATTCTTCATCTCTCCCCCAGCCGGTGATCGTAATTTCGAAGCGATCGTCCTGGGTATCAACTCCAGCTGTTAACAATGCCCCCCCGTCCGGAACGACGGCCGGAAATATTTCCCGGCGCGCCAGCAGAACATCAACAGGGAGCTGTTTCCCATGATTAGGTCGGTGCGGAAGCCCCATCTGGGTATTCCACCACGCCTGTTCCTTATCCGGATCGCCCTTCGCATCGATATATTTTTTCGCAATATCCGACGGCTTATCTTTTTGCCAGGGGCTGAAAAGCTTGGATGCCTGGTACCCCGCGTGGTGGTTATCGACTGCCTCCTTTCCACAGGAGGGGCAGATTGCGCGATAGACCGCATGCCGTTCCGACTCTGACCATTGCCAGACCTTTTCAACGCTGCCCTCGTCTGCCGCCCGCCAGGCAAGGTCATAATCCATCAGCGGTGAGTGCCGCTCCCCGCAGCACTCAAATGGGCGCGTCTGATGCCATCGAATAGTGTGCAGAGCTCTGAGGCGCTGTCCTTCGGACCAGCCACTACCACAGCATTCGCAATAGAGCATCGCCGATTTAGTCAGGTGTTTATCTCCCTCTTTCGGCCACTGAACGTGTTTGAAAAAGTCGGGGAACTGGCGGTGGCCACAGTGCGGGCAAACCACAGATGCCCGGCGCTGATCGGAGTCGGCGTAGCTGTCAGCAATGCGGCTCTCATCCTCCACCGTCGGCGAACAGGCGCGTACAGACAGCCAGGTCAGGCCAAATGTCGCTGTACGCTCTTCGGCCAGCGCAATTGGATCGCCTTCGCGGGTTATCGGGTACTTGTCCACTTCATCCGCCAGCAGGACACGAATCGGACGACGCGCAAGGTTATCAGGGCTACCAGCACCCGCCAGCGCCAGAAATCCGCCAGTGAATGCCTTGTAAAGAATGGTTTCTTTCGAGCTTTTCTGTTTCGAATCACCGATGATTTTACGCAGTACCGGCGTCACCCTTACCAGCGGGCTAATACGCTCTTTCGAAAACTGTTCAGCGGCTTCTTCTTTCGGCTGCAGCAGCAGTATCGGACAAGGATCGAGGTGGGCAAAATAGCCAAAAAGGTTTTCCAGCAGTGCTGTCTTCATCAACTGGGTACAGCACATTACAGTGATGATATGAACCCCGGACTCCGTCGCGGCAAGCATCGGTCCGCGGGCAATTTCTACCGTCGATGTTTCCCAGTTTCCCGAAGTGCTCCCAGCCTCTTTTGCCAGCTTACGATAGTCATCTGCCCACTGCGGCACACTGATACGCGGCGGGGGTGTCCAGCCTTTGCGGACGCTTAATTCAAGACGCTCAATCTTCTGCCGGGTTAAACTCTGGCTCTCCGAGGACTGAGATGTGTTTGTGGACATGTTCAATCAGCACCTCTGTCATCCTGTCCGCCGGTACATCCAGATCAGCAGCCATTAGCGGCGCCACCCTGGACGGCCAGTTAAGCCAGGCATCACGCTGTTGGCGAAAGGCGTTGAATAAAACCTCCTCGGCTGCTGTCAGCTCAATAAGCTGGCCGCTGTCTTTTTCATACTGCAGCTTTGCCTGCAGGGCCATGTAATTCTCGCGGATACGTCCCGCTTCCTCTCTCGAAAGATCTGCCCCTTCAGTGAGCATTATCTGGCGGACAGTTTTATTGATTTCATCACCGTCATCATCGTTATCGCTAACGACGGGAGTTTTCTTTTTCTTCGCGTTCGAGGCGCGCGGGTCTTTGCCATCGCGGTTTTTCTTCAATGCCGCATCGCTGGCCTCTACGTCAATCAGGTCTCCGTCCATCACAATGAAGCGCCCGGCTTTAATCCACCGACCAATTGTTTTGCGATCCACACCTGAATGTTGTGCGTACTGACTCTGGTTCATCGTGGTCATGGGACATCACCTGGGACATTTTCTGGGGTGGGACATTCGCCTGGGACATTTTTGCCATGTCCCACCAGAATGTCCCACTGGAATAAACTGGAATAGCCAGAGCTGGCGAGGTGTCCGTAATGATCGCCAGAGGTGGGACATGGGACACAAATCTGAAAGTTGTAGCTAGGAAAACACCGCGGCGCGCAATGCCCGTACCTTACAAAAGTCTCAGGAAGGACCCATTTTTTTAATGGCTTCGACCATTCGCTCCGACTATGATTATTCCTATTCAATACAAGGAGAATGTAATGGGTAACAATATAATCAAAATAACTTTCGTAGCCGCAGTGCTGGCATCACCAATTGCTCATGCCCAGTGGGTAACTAATACTGAAGATGACCTTTTCTCTGGTGGTAAGAAAGCAATGATGCTTGGCGAGGTTTCATCCGACAATGGCGCCATTGTGTTTGACTGCACTAAAGAAAAGCTATCGGCGGCATACGTTGAAATGGATAAAAGCACCGAATCACTATCAGAGGTACCAATGGACCTGATAATGAAGGTCGACGGGAATACCGCAGTGAAGCTCGATGCTACCCTTTCAAGACGTAATGTTCAGAGCCTCCAGATTCAATCGGATGACGCGGACCAACTAAAAACAGTGCTTAAGCAGCTTCAGGGGGCGAAATCCAAAGTGTTAGTTGGTGTGCAAACAAAGGATGGCGGAAACCAGCATTCCATGTCAGCCAATGTTTCTGGATCGACAACTGCAGTAAACAGCTTCATAAAAGCTTGCGAAATTAACTTATAAGTTACTGCTTTTATTTTGCCGTCCTGATGGCTTCTGCTATCGCCTGATTTAAAGCAGACGGTAGCAGTGCGTTCGCCATGGTACGGGCCCTATCCATATACCCCAGCACTGGAGTCACAGGTAGCGCATCACCAAACCGGATCAAAAGCTTTGGAGAACGCTGTTTGCGTTTCGGTCTTCGCGTCCCGTTAGCGGAACGTTTGGCCCGTCGCTTCTTAGCTTTCATCGGCTTCTTACGCTGCCAGACAGCGTTAACGCCATCAACCTCACCTACGAATACATTTTCCTTTGCTTTAAGCTGTGAGAGCTTATTACGCGGCATGTTGCCGTATTTGTTTAGCTTGACGTTCTTGGGGTTCAATAGCGCTTGGCTATTGAGCTTATGCTCTCCACCTAACTCGAATGGTTCCAGATAACCAGCCGCGGTATCGCGGACAAAAACCTTTGCAGTCAGGTTGTTCTTCCTTGCCGCCACCGAACCAACTGATTTAACGGTAAACGGTGTCGGGCTCTCCAGATGTCGTTCGAACGCTGTTTTCTGTGCCGTTTCTATTTGACGAACAACTTTTGTCATAGCTAGTGCTGTAGCATATGGCACCTGCTTTTGTACCTTCTTTAATTGCTGAGAAAGGTCTTTGAGTGTTGCCATAAACGCTCCAGTGTACTGACATAAAAAAACCGCCCGGAGGCGGTGCATTATGCTTATCGTTCTATTCTTGCTCCGAATCCGGGTCATCAAAAACATTAATAGATAAGTAAACACACTCACCTATTTCCCATCCTTTCTTGCTAAGAATATCTTCAGGGGTAGTATCGGGAACATAGAAATAGTACTCATATACCATATCGCCTGAATGCCCTGTATTCTCCTCAAGGTCTTCAGGTGATAGAGGTATGGAATCCAACTCATCGTCAGTGAGTTCTAATTCAGTAGCAAGCGCTGATTGTGACATATGACCTCCTGTGTGAACTAACCTCAAGCTAACCCACGCAACAATTTAAGTCAACATCATGTTTTGTAAAGGATTTCTGACGAGTCCGTCAATTTGCATTATCGCAGACACTCATGGAATGCCTGCTGTAATGCCGTTAGTCGTCAAGCTGCAATACACCGTGATCCAGTGAATCTGAGTAAGCGAGTAGTCCTTTATATTCGGGGATAACCTCACCATCATCAGCTTCGAACTCAGGGATTGTCCCGGTAGTGATAGTGTATTGTGGCTGGCCATCTTCTTTCGCGAATGCTGCCAGGTCTTCAATCTGCGTAGCTGTAAGAACTACTGTCATTCGCATACCTCAGTTGTTAAAAAGCCCCGCTATTGCGAGGCCTAGGGTTATTTGTATCGCGACCGACTACCTGTGAATGATAAAAAGCGATTTACACTTTGGGCAAAGTAATACCTGTTGCTGACGTACTTTCGTGGTCGACTGAGTAGATTTATGTCCACATATCGGACACGTGACAGTCATATTGGCTACAAGCCCAACACGCTGCATTGCGTAATCGAAGAATGACATGATGGCTGACCTTTTAATGAATGTGGTTTATCATACCGCATTCCGTTCAATTATTAACCAATTTCTGTCATCCAACTAGCAAATGTGGATGCATAATGTACTCATGCTCAACAGCCAGTACATGCTTATTCTCTTTCATCTGGCGACTGCTGATTGCGAAGCTCATTGTTGGCTATTTGACTCTCTCACCGAGTCATGAATCCGCTCACACGTCATTCCAGCGCGGTAGCTTTCGTCAGCTCGTCCAGCATAATATCGAGCTTCTTCTGCAAGGCGTCCGAGCATGTCGGCGAGCACTGCGGCGTCGGCTCCGGCTGTTTTGCTTCTGACGGCAGCGGCAAGATCTGCGGTGTGCTTTGCGGCGTCCAGGCGGGTGGCAAGTTTTGTTGCTTCGGCGCGCAGCTGGCTAACAGTGGCAGACAAACCAGCAGCAGTAGCGGCCGATTTAGCGGCTTGTGCTTGTGCATCTTTTACAGCCTCATCACGGGCAATTATGCGCCCTTGTTCAATCCAGCGGGCAGCGGTCTGTGCGTTAGCTGTTTGCGATGATTCCGTGCTGTCACGTTCCGCCCACTTCTTTTCCCAACCGCGGCTGCTCCATGCACTGCCGGCGATGAATGCGACGGCCACCAGCAGCAACCCAACAATAATCTGGCGTTTCGGGCTCATCAGAATACCCCCGGAACTGATACCGGAATGCCTGGGTTAAGCGGCCCGAGCCCATCACCAAGAACCTGAGGTTTTTCTGCCCACAGGCAAACTTCACGCTCAATCTCACGCCGGGTGATTAAACCCTTCCACTGTTTGTCACCAGCATAGATCCAGCGCCGCAGTTGTTCGCAAGCTCCTTTTGTGTCGCCCAGGTTGATTTTGCGTAGCAGCGTGGAGTTTTTGAAGTTGCCAGCACCGACGTTGTACGCGAATGAGTAAAGTGCACCCCGCATTGTTGCCGGGATCGGAACCTTGATGTAGGGGTCAATCTGACGTGCGATGGTATTCAGGTCTTTTGTGAGCAGAATGGCACACTCTGTCTCGGTGTACGTCTTCCCGATTTTGACGTCGCTGCCAGAGTGCCCGTAGCATACCGTCCACACTCCAACAACATCCCGATAAGGCTGATAGCGCACACCTTCAAGGCCATCATTACCCGTTGGGCCAGTAATCAATGCCGCAGCGATAGCAATAGCGCCAGCGGGTATAGCTGCAATAACGCTATTCTTCAGCTTTGGTGACATTGCCATTAAGCCGGTCCTCCCTTTCCTTTTGCCTGTAGTACCAGTTCACTGCACAGGTGATAACGGTGCATGCGATACCGACAATGATTGCCCAGTCGCTCAGGCTTAACCCTGCAATTCTGTCGGCCAACATCCAGGACACCTCTTTTGCTGTTTTAGCTGTTTCGGCGTATGCCTTCGCTGATACACCGCAGCCGGTCAGCGTGGTGCCTGTTCCATATGAAAGTCTGCTGTAAATTGTGCTCATTCGGGTCATAGCCTCACCTCCGGACAAATCGGATGGTGCTGTGTGTTTTAAAGGGGTTCAGGC